ATGATCTAACATGAATTATCATAGAATCATTATGTTCATAAGTTAAATAAGCAGCTTGATTGTAACTTTCATTCTGAATTAATTTAACAAATTCTTGACATTTTCTAAGTGTCTGAGCCTTTAGTGTTGATAATTTCATTGTTCCATAACTATATACTAGAATATCTGGATCTTTTATATTATCCATGTTTATTATAGTAGCATACCTTTTACTCATATTCATCCATGATATATTAACGTTTTAATTATGTGTAACAGTCCCATCAGAATCATTTTGAGTAGGCATTTTATCATCTTGAGTTGCTTTTAACAACTTAAAAATGTTTTCCATAAATTCTGTATTATCCATATGTTCTAAAATTGCTGGATCTAATTTTGGTCTATCATCATTTCCAACTTGTCGTAGCTCCCATGCAATCAAAAAGAACAGACAACAACCTGCATTAGCCAGATGAGTCAATCCAGTCTCCTTATCTTTATCTTGCCCATGGAACCATCTAGTCAGATGTCGTTGAAGTGCCCCAAATGCCCTAGACCAATCCATACCATTTTCCCAATTTCTAGCTGAGTACTTTTCTGCTCCAAAAGTTAAAATTTTAGCAATTTCATTAACAGCATCATATGGTACTAAATCCCACCGTATCTTCTTCTGATCGTGTTTAATTCCCTCAATCTTCTTATTTGTCATAATAAAATACCTCCACAATTTAATGAATATATTATATAATATTTTTTATTAAAAAGCAATATTTTTTTAATCTAAATTTAGACTTAATCTTGCTAATAGATATTCTTTAACAAAGCCAGATCTTACTATATCTTTTATATTAAATTCTATTAATGCAAAACTATTCATCTTACTAGCAACTGAAATTAATGTATTAATTCCACTTTCTTGACTTTTTTTACCAGTTAATTTTAAATCATTCTGTCTATAGTCACCACAAAGAATCACCTTTGTGTTTTTTCCAACACGAGTTAATACAGAATTGATTTCATGATCTGTGAGATTTTGAACCTCGTCTACTATAATTATTGCATCGTCGAATGTTAAACCTCTTATAAAGGATGTTGACATAAATTCTAAGTAGTCTTTCTTTTTTAGAAGATCATATACATCTCGTCTTCCATTACATAATTCTGAAAATACATCTCTGTATGGGGTTTCATATAATGCCAACTTCTCAGACATAGTTCCAGGTAAAAATCCCTGATCTCTGGTAGTAACTGCACTTCTAACAATTATTATTTTTTTGGCATTTCCAGCAATCAAATCAGTTAATGCAAAGTATGTTGCCAGAAAGGTTTTTCCTGTACCTGCAACACCATATAATAATAAATTTTTACCCTCACCATAAGACATAAATGTGTGTCTTTGATTTTCAGTTTTTGGTTGAATATCAATTACATCAAAATTATGTCTTAGTATTTTTTTCTGTCTTCTATATTCGTCAAACTCTTCTTCAATATTTAATTCTTCAACTTCTTTTTTAGCATCTACTTCAAATTGATCATCCCACTTATCTCTATTTTTCTTAGATCGTTTTCCCATTATCTAATCCTTTAGATTATGTTTTACATGGCGTAGACCATGTTTGATTTGTGCCATTCTCTCTTTAAATTGCCCTGATGGTTTTTTCAGTCCGTCGATTCTGAATGGTGATACTAGATTAGGTGAGGATAGTGTCAATTCTATACTATTTTGTAATTGACACTTAGGACACGTCTCCTGGGTTGGAATATGTCTATCATCTATTTTATAGATATCTTCAAATGTATGTTGACATTCCTTACATGAGTAATTATATGTTGGCATTTCCAATTCCTTTAGAAAACCAGTTTGGTAGTTTTCTTATTGTCCACTTTGCAAAAGAATGCTTTTCATTTATATAATAATTTCTATATGCAATAACTGGATCTGATGATTTGTATTGCTTAGGCATGGCTTGAGCTGGAAGGGTGAATTCAGTATTTGGAATATTTTTTGGTGCTGTTTTCAAAAGTTCTCTTAATAAAATATCCGTTTTATGCTTCTTGCCATATCTAAATGTATACTCATCACAAAGATGAATGAACAGTTGATATAACCAATCATAATTATTTATACTATCTCTAACCCATTTTGCACATGGATGATTAATATGGGTTGCATTATATAATAATTTATTGAATTTATTATTAGATAATATATACCTTTTAATGTTTCTAACATTTCCACTTTTGGTTGTTTCTTGACATACCAATTGTGTTCCATCTAAAATTCTGTGGGATGTGCATAATAATTGAGCACTCTCTAATATCATCTTTACAACATGTTTATCTAAGTGATATTCTGCTGCTTTTTTGGGATTGTTTGATAGATAGAATATATTCATATTAATCATTATATCATAATATACGGTAAAGGTAAATATATTATTATAATAATAAATTCAAATACTTACAATAAAAGTATAAGTTATATAAATAAAATATACATTTATTATTAAAATATTAAAGGAAATATGTTAAAGAAAATCAAATGCTTAGTAGCTAGAGTAATGCTTAAGATGGGATTAATTAAATCATGTAAAGCAGGTCCTCTTCCAGAGGCATGTTGTCCTACCAAAAAGAGTAGTAAAAAATCTAAGAAGAAATAATTAGAGCGGTTCTGGAACGGTTTTCTGACTGCAACAGGTAAAGACTTTAAATCTCGGTAGCTTGATCCGATCCACCTCACGGGTTTTAGTTCTTCTTCCATAATATGCTATTTTTAGTATAAATGCTTCAACTTTTAGTCTATAACTACTTCGTGCCCATGCCCATCGTTTTTAACAGAACCTTTATTCCTTGCTCTTGTTTTTACTTTATCCGATGGTGTGTAGTATGGTGGTTCACACTCATCCCAAATATTTTGCCAGTGTCCACCACCGCCAGTTTCAGGATCGTGAATGTGTAGAAAATAGTGTTGGAGTTCATGTCTATATACCATAGGGGCATCTATATTCTCAACAACAAATACTGTTCTGGTTTCTGTTTGATAATATCCCACAACTGCACCTGTAATTAATTGCCCAGAAACATCATAGTCCATAATAGGAATAAAATTAAAACCTATATCTTCTCTAGTAAAAACATCGGGAGATTTAGCTTTCAATATAAAACATCTTGGAATTGATGTATCTGATGGTATTTTAGAATCTGCCCAAACTTTTTTATTTACACACTGTAGAGCAGTTTCAAACTCAAGTTGTTCATTGAAATGAATCCCACATGGCTCCAAATCATTCCATCCAGAATTTGGAAAAAGTGTATCTATCATCTCAGATTCAGACAATGCAACTGCTGGAACACTTTGCCCACGTCTTAAATTCATCTGCACTTCTGGAGATGTTAATACACTTAATACCAATACTGATGGTAAAAATATGATTAAGATTTTTAGTGTATTTTTGGAAACTATTAAAATTGTATCTAAATTTATTAGATTCAGTACTTTATTCTTTTTTAAAGTTGATAGTTTTTTAACTATTTTTTTAATAAGATGCTTAACCTCATTTAGTTTTTTATTAAATTTCACTACACTTCTCCAATATACAATAAAATGCTATTATATTATATATAAAAAAAATGTAGTTTAATTTATATGTTATTATGAATTAGGATCTATATCTTCATCTGGTTTTGTTGGAACTATGGCAATTTTTACCTTTGTCTGCTTATCTAAGAAAATTTGGGGGAGTGTATCTGTTAGATTTTTAGCTAAAATTTCATTTATCTTCTCAATTAAATCTTCAGCTTCAGCTTTTATTTGTTCATTTGGCTTAGTGGTATCAAATGTCAAAATGATATCGTACACCTTTACCATTGCCCTCAGTTTAGGTTTTTCTACTTTTGAACCAAGCCTTTTAAATGCCATATATTATGACTCTATTATAAGTCCAGGAAATGCTTCATTAATTACTTTCTTTGTCAATCCAATTTCAAGTTTCCTATCTTTTGCAGATATCAGAATATCAGCTTCTTTTGAATCTAATCTTTCAAGTAAACCAATAAACATCTGCTCTCTTTTATGTTGTTTCATATTTGGAGCGAGCGACTCCACAAAAACATACCAACCTTTAGCAGATGTCTTTAATGTAGTATCTCCCATCCCCTCTGGAACCACACTCTTCTTAAATATTGGTACTCCTTCTGGCAATGATAATACTAGGCTCTTATCATAATTCATTCTTAAAATTCCTCTAAGAGCTAAACTATCGTTATTCTTCAATAATTCAACTCGTTCAGCTTTACTCTTAGCGGCTTTCAATTTTTCAATAACTTCTGCTATCCTCATATTCATAATATCTCTCAAAAATCCTTAATATTATCTATCATGTATTTCAATCCATGCTCTATACAATAATTTAGTATTTTTTTACTGTGTCCTAGTGGTCCTTTTAAATAATTTTCAACAATTTTATTTTGGATTTCTTTTGGTGTAAATTCCAAATCTATTAACTGCTGATTTCTTTTGAAATTTCTTAACATCAAATCATCGCAAAATTTTTCTGGATCGCCAATATTTAACCACTCATCTAATTTACTCTTGCGGATTGGCTTTTGCCTTGAACCGTCTGATACAAAAACAGAATCGTTTGATAGGAAATTTGGAATACCATCACCAGAGTCTCCAGTTAGAATATGCTCAGTTAAATACCTCTTAGGATCATCAGTCATTAAAAACTTTTTTTGCATTGGAGAGTATTGTTCAACATTTTCAAATTTTTGTAACTGAACAAAATCTGTGTCACCAGATATGATTAAAACTTTTTGAGGGGATGGATCTAATGTATTTACCGTCAAATCATTAGTTTGACTAAATCTAACTAGAGTTCCAATTATATCATCAGCTTCAGCAGTTTCAACTTGTATTACTGTATATGGAAAAGTCTCTCTAAGTTCATCTCTAACTTTATTGAGAGTTGTAAATATTAAATTCCAATCAAACTTTGATGAGTCTCTAGCCTTTTTTCTATTAGCTTTATAATATGGGAATATACCCTTTCTCCAATAATTTTTATCATCAGCACATAATACTATTTTACCATACTCTTTTGAAAATCTATTCTTATATGATAAAATTGTATTTAATACCATATGTCTAATTAAATTTTCAGATAATTCTGCATTTGGGTTTGATGAAATTTGCGACATCAAATTGGAAATTAAAGTTTGGTTTAAATCAATCAATATCATATTAATGGGTTTCTATTTTATTAATTCGTTTTTGCTCTAAGAATGAATTCTCCGCAACTTTTAGTTTAAAAAATTGAGGATTTCTTTCTCCTATAGCATAGTATATACCATTTTCAAAACCTTTGCAATATATTTGTTTTTCTTTGGTTATTTTATCATTTTTGGCAAAAATACTCTTTATTAGATATCCCCAAAAGAATCCCATAACAAAATTTATAATTAAAAAAAATACCATCATAAAAGACATAATAT